CTGTATTAGCACTTGAGTCTAGACCCGTTATATCCATAACGATAGTTGTAGTAATCAAGTCTCCTGCAACTGTAACATTAGCTTTATAGAGAGTGCCTGTACCAGTAGTAATACCAGTACCAGCGGTTATATTCTGCATTCTGAAAGCAGTTTCATCTGTGCTTCCAAACAAAAATGTCTCGGCATCTGCCAAGTAATTCCAGTCGTATCCTAACGCTAGTCGGGCTAACCCTCTAGTATCACCCGTTACATCAGATAATTTAAAAGTATGTTTAGTCATTCTTTATTTTCTCCATGTTCACATTTATATCTGTGAAAGACATGCCGTTCACATCATCTTGAATATTACGATTTGTACGCCACATGGCTTGCTTTATAGATTTCTTAAAAGCTTTTGTTGCTGAAGTATCGGGTAATGAAGCTTCAATTAGATTCATCACTTCTCCGACCATCCTTTTTGTCTGGATGTCCAGACTCTGCAACACACCATTTTCATATACAACTCTCATTATTCACCATTACATTACATCACATTCATTTAATTTAATAATGGGTGGGTAGATATAAAACCTACCCACTCCAATTATTTATTTGACTTATGAGTTTAAGTCGACAATCGCACCCTGTACGTCAAACCTGTAAGCTCTGAACTCTGCCATTGTGTAAAGCAGACCTCTGACTACAAGTGCGTCAGCTGCGAAGTAATCTCTGTTCTCAATATACTGAGTAGGTTGAGCAACAGCGATTTCAAGGTAGTCTGTATCCAAAACATAGACATTAGAGCCTAGTTTCGCACCTGCAGTAGTTTCTGACTTAGTAGTGTCAGCATCTGGCAGTATTGGAATACCTTGGTAAGTAGCAAGAACTAGACCAGTTCGAGTTCCGGGGAAGGTCTTTTCAGAACCTACACCAACTTGGTACTCTTCCTGTCCCATGTATCTTTGCTGTGAGTTTAGTAATCTTTCCAATTTGAAGTATTGGTCGTGACCCATAAGGATTAACTTAGGTTCTCCACCATTAGTTCTTATTGATTGAATACAGTCATCAAGTAAGTTTAGAGATAAGTCTCTTCCAACTCCACTATTACCTTTTACAGTAGCAGCAGCTCCAAAAGTTCCTGATGTTCTGTTTGCTGTAGTTAAGTCGTAAGCTCCTGCGAATCTCTTAACACCAGCGTTACCAACTGTTGCATCGTTATTAACTGAAACGATATCATCAATTGATGTTAAACCTGCTCTAGTTTGAACAGATAGGTTGTCTTCAACAGCACCAGCTGATAATGCAGCTGGAATTCCTGATAATGTACCTAATGTGATATCATTACTAGAAATAGCTGTAACTGCTGGAGTGTTTGAAGTAGCTGCACCATCATCTACCAACATCACAGTGTCACCAATTCTTAGATTAGTTCCATCTGTCACGTTAGCATCACCAGTTCCTGAACCAGCTGCGATATTACCAAGTGTATTAGGTAATAACAATTCTTGGTTCATTTCTTTGATATGATCAAGTTGTGCGTTTTCGTTTTCCAACGCCAAAACATCACCAACACCACCTTCTAATTGGGCAGTGTACATAGCTTTCACAGAAGCACCGAATGAAGTTGAGACAATCTTAGGCAAGCTAGAGATTGTTTCTAGGTTAGAAACATCGATGTCTGGTAGACTACCAGTCTCTGTAATAGGTCGAGACCTTTGTGTACCTCTATCTGTTCTTACCCTCCAACCAACGGTGTTACCGAAAACAGTTCTTGGGATTGCGTTGAAAAATCGAGTTTGGTTGTTTAATGACTGCCAAACTTTTCTACCAAAAGTAGAAGTAAACACGTTATCCGCTGATGTGGTCGTATAGATCGCATCTGCATTTCCTGTGTTAGCAGCATTAAACGCCTTTGTAAGGTACTCAGGACCGAATACGGACTGGTTTAGTCCCCTATTCGATTGAGCAATATATTCACTTAATGAAGGCATATTTTTGTCTCCCGATTATTCGTGGTTTATAAAAAGTTTAAAGGTTCGCTATTTCGTCAGGCAAGCCTTCAAGTTGTCCTCGTCTTTTGAACTCTTGCATTTTGCGTAGTTCTTTGTAAGACAAGTTTGTTAATTGATCGACTACATCGTTTACAGTCTGAGCTTTCTTAATTGGAGTTTCATCAGCTCCAAATACGTTAGTCAACTGTGGTCTCTGTAATCCATTCTCTTCCTTGAATCCCATTTTTCGTAGTCTTGTCTCGGATTCTTCTTTTACAGCCTTAGATATATCTAAAGATGCAATTTGTTTCTGTAATGAAACTAATTGTTTCTGTAATTTCTGTACATCATCATCATCTTCGTCTTCTTCTTCCTCACCATTCATTGCTTTTTCTTCTTCTTCGTCTTTAGGGAATCTGTCTTCTTCATCCCCATTTTCGTCATAATTTGCTTTATTGAGTTTCCCCATGTAAGCTTTTTCCTCATCTTCTTCTTCGTCATCATTATCTTCTGCTTGTATAGAAGCCTGTTGGTCTTCTATTTTAGTTGAAGGGGTTATAGACTCAGAAGAATCATCTGATTCACCTATATAATTAGGTGTAGCAGTTGCTCCTTTGGTTGGATCTCCACCGCCTACGGTTTTCACCTTTTCGCCGTCTACATCCATACCTTGATCTGAGAGTTCTATTAGTACTGACTTAGCAATATTCTTTACCAAGCTAGCGTGCCTAAAAGCTTCATTTTCTTGTTGAGCTTTTGCTATAGCATACTCATCGTCTGCGTCCATCCTTCCATCCATTTTCTGAAGCACTTCTGCAAGAGCCGCCAAACCTAATGACGTACCTTCCATGTGCTTTTCAATCCTGTTTAGAATTTCATCAGCCATTTATAGCCTCCTTGTTTAAGGTTTAATTTATAAAAAATTACTTATGTTTAACCTTAAATAAGGTTGGTCTAAGCCACCTCCGACCTTTTTACAATTAAGTATAAAACATTATAATTTTATAGTCACTTTTATTATACTAATTTAAGTATAAATATAAAAAAATATAGGTACTATTCAACGAAATCAGTATCAATTTCCCCGTTTTCTAACCTTAACATCTCATTTCTAAAGTCATATAAGGGAACTTGTAGTAATTTTTTGAGTTTTTCGCATTGTTTTCCCTCTGGTATAGATGCTTCAACTAAATCTAATATTTTTCCCACCATTCTAGAATGTCTTGCGATGATCCATTCTTGAGATTGTGATACTTCTAAATCTGACATTTTGCTCTCCTCTGTCTATATATTAACGTAGTACCCTTGACTACCTATATTTGCGTTAGTTATTAAAAGATTATATTGTCCACTAAATACATCTTCTATTGCTTGCTTTATAAAAAATCTTCCCTCAACAGGATATCCTTGTACTGCATGTACAGTTCCTGTTCTTGGATTTCTCCTATTATAACTGTTAACATACCCACCTTCTTCAACTAATTGGACATAAGGGGCAGAATCATTAATATTATACGAGATTGTATAATCTCCTTCTGTTGGATTAGCACTTGTAATAGATCCTGAATTTCTTAAATTACCAGTAACCACTGGGCAATTTTCTTGAGACTTAGTAAATATCTCTTGAACTGTCGCTTGGATAGCAGTTATCACAGCTTGTCTATATCGTTGTAGTACAATAGGATGCATACTCTATTATACTAAATTGAACTTAATTAGTTAAAAGTTTTTGACCAAACGTCAGGTAATATATCGTTAAATTGTTTATTAGAATTATCATATCTATTTAAATAGATAATTTCTTTTCCGATTTCCCCATATTTTGGATGGTAATATAGCACTAGTTGTCTTGGTTTATTGATAGCTTGGACTCGTTGCATAGCAAATTCATCTCCACCTTTCATACAACCACAGATGTGAACTGCTCCTGTTCCAATATCTATTTCATCTATTCTATGAAAATGACCTATCAATGCAGATTCAAATCGTTCAGGTACTCCGTCAAGAATATTATCCTGTAGCTGTATAACTTCATCTTTCAATCCCTTTTGGAATGCCATAACATTTCGCATGTTACTAACACCTCTATTGATTGCAGTACCACTTCCAGCTCCATTGATGAAATCTCCATGTGCTAGCAATATATCTCTGTTACATACATTAACTGTAGTCATAAATGATTTAGGAATATGGAATTCTATATTTTTCTGTTCAGCACAGAATACAGATATCCATTGATATAACATGTAATCCCAATCCATATATTTGTTTTTCATAGGAGGTTTTCTAGTCATACGACCATGGTTACCTACTACACAAGGTACACGTACTTTATCAAAATGTGGGGCAATTAACATTAATGCTTGAGCAATAAGATTAGCTCCTCGTATCATTTGTCCCATACAATGATCATTATTGGTTCTAGCAAGCTCTTCATGGATATCTCCACTAATCATATCTCCTAACATAGGAATTACAAGCTCTCCAACTTCTGCGGAATTACGTCTAAGTTCTGCTAAAGTAATTAATTGATTTGCCCAACCAAATAATCTTCTATTAAATATATCTATGTTATAAGCATTCAAACCCATCATCTGATCAGCTTCTACGTTATCTCCAACGTGAGTATCAGTAAGTGGGGCAATCATAGACTGAACACTATTACCTTTTATCTTTCCAGAGGGTTTTCGATGTTTATATTTTTTAACTTCTTTATAAGAGGGAGTGAATTTTTTAATTGAATCTATAAGTAAATCTTCTTTAGCTTCTTTTTTGATAGAAGCTTCTGCAACTTTCTTCCAATATCTAGCTTCACCTTTGTAAGTTTCAACTTTTTTTGCTAGTTTTGCATGAACTTCAGGAGAAAAATCTGCTTCCATTTCTTCCATGTCACATGATTGTTCTTCATCTATAAGGTCTACTTCTCTATCATACCATTTCTGTAATGTGGTTCTGTGTACTTCTATACCCCATCTATCTTTTACCCATCGTGAAAGGGAACTCCATGTTGCTCCTGCCATTTTTCTTTTTACTATCTCTTCTTTTGCTTCTTCTGGTATGACGAATGTTGTCATTATACTCTCCTGTGCTAATATTAATCTTTAGGAATCCTCCTATTAGGTGGGTTCCTATGCCCGTTTGGGTCTGGTCTGGGGCTTCTTTTAGTCCCATACTGTTTTTCTACTATTGGAGGGTTTTCCCTCCTACCTTCTATAGATTTTTTATAATGATTTAAAAAAGGCATATTAATTAGTTTATCATCTTTTTTGGTTTTTGACCAGTCTGTTTCCATTTTTTCCATTGATTCATTAAAATTAATACCCCATTTAGAAGGATTTTCTTTAAAATCTTTTATTGCAAGATGATGTAATACGTCTAATTGTTTATCGTGATTTTGTTCAAAGTCATGAATAATTTTCTCTATCTCATCAATATTCTCTATTTCATCACGCCATGAGTCTTCGTCTTCTTCTTGAGTTTCATCATCTAATTCTTTACGCACATCATTAATTAAATCTACTACATAATCACTTAATTGTGCAGTTTTTTTAAGACCGAAAGCTCTATCTTCTGCATTTTTTTCTCTAGCTTCCATCCATGATTCCATATCTCTTTCTTCTAAAGATGTTTTTACATTATGATCAGGAGTTAATCCTCCTGTTCTGCCCTTATCATATTTAGGGGTAGGATCTGATTTAGTAAGATCAAATAAATGTAGTGTCTTTTCTTCAGTATCTTTTAACCACTTATCTAATTTATCTGGACCACTAGCTTTCTTTTTATTTTTCTTATTTTCTTCTACTTCATTCTTTTTACTTTTATTCTTTTTAGTATTAGTACCACTATAAGTGTTAGTAAATATACCCGGATCAGATGCTACTGCTACAATATCACTAGCTCCTGACTCAGCTCCTCCAAAATCTTTATATAACTTTTCTACTTTAGAATCTTTATCGTCTGCAGCTAACAAATGACCTAATCTAGCTTTTAAATGTGCTAGAGCTGATTTACTTTTTTTAGAATCCACAGCTTTATCAGCTTCTTTTTTATGATGATCAGCTGCTCTACGATGATAAGTAGCTCCTGTTTTTTTAGGATGATGTATGGCTTTTACACCATTGTCATAATAATAAACTGTCGCACCATCAGGTCTTACTTCTCTATGATTATAGGAATGATCTTCGTATTCACCGGGTTCGTTTGGAGATTTAGGGGAAGCAGTTTTAGGTACATTTTTATACGAGGCATCTTTAGGATTAAATTTAGGCATTAGTCATCCTCATCTTCTGATACGTCTACTGCTTTACGCTTTGATGTACCATCTCCTGTTTCTGCTGTGTAAGCATCACTAAGTGGTTTCTTCCCTCCTACATCAGAAAATACTGGATTACCGAAGTATGCCTTTTCAATTTTATCTACACCCGTTCCTGTAAGATTACCTACATATTCTTCTCCATTATTAGCAAACCATATCTGCTGACCATTTGCAGATACTTCTTTAATAATAGGATAGTCATAACCTTGAGTAGATAAACTATCTATCCATGTAGATGTTGGAGTTGATTTTTTTAAATTTGGATTTTTAATATTTTTAGATTCTATATTTTCTAATCCTCTGGGAGTATCTGGTACTGCATTTTCAATAGGTACTTCTTGAGCACCTCCTTCACGCTTTGGGGCTTCTTCACCCTCTTCTGGGGCTTCTCCTTCTTGTGGTGGTTGACCACCCCCTTCTTGAGCTGCTTGTTGTTCCATCATTGTTTCTTGCATAGCAGCTTGTTGTTCTGCTTGTTCTAATGCAAGTGCTTGTTGTTCTCCTTGTAATTTAGCAGTAGGAACAGGTTCACCTGTTACTATAAAGTCAAGTTGATCAATTCCTAATTTATTACCTTTAAGTGTTACATCAAATCCCATACTTAACATTTGTTGAGCAATAGCAGCTTTTTGTTGTGATTGAGCAATTCTAGTCGCTTCTGCTTTTTCTTCAGGATTAGGTAATACTAATTTCCAATCTGTTACACCAAAATTATCTAAAACAGCTGGAAATATTTTTTCCATTATTTGGCGTTGATCTCTTTCAACAACTCTACCCATTACAGTTAATTGGGCTGTTTGTTGTGTTAAACCACCAAATGAATCTGGGGCTCCTTGCCACATTGGGGCAACACCCCATATAGCAGAAACTCTTTCTCTAATTTCAGCTCTTACAGGTAAGTAATCCATTTCTTGTAATGTATGGAATAATCTTACCATGTCAACTCTACCTCTATTAGTTCTAGAAGATACAGCTATCATTGGTATATAGTTTGGATCTGACCTTGTTTTAGCTGCAAGAGCTTCTCTTTCTCTCTTTAAACTTTCAGGATCATCTGTAGTTACCATAACCATAGATGCAGGCATTTTTCTTTCAAAGAAATACCTATATAAGTTTCTATCCATACCGATTAAAGTAAGAGCTTTTTCAAATATTGTTAAAATAGGTGACCAACCATAAGTCTCAGTTGGATTGAATTTAGATAAATGTACAATTTCACTATCTAAAAAGTAATGTACTTCTGTTCTGTATAAATATCTATACATAGCAGGTTGTAATTGTTGTTCACACTTTTTTTCTGGGCATTCTTCTGGAGATTCTTTTATCTGTTCTCTATGTAAAGGACAAAAGAAATGTGAGTTTTTAGGTAATCCTGTTTCATCTAAATCAAATTCTATAAGAGCAGGATTTATTCTTCTAATTTCAGTTACTCTAGAACGTAATTTACTATCTCCTGCATCATAATATTCTTTTGCAAAGTATAAAAATGCATCATCTACAGTATTTAAATCCCAATGAAATTGTCGTAATACTTCTTCTAAACCTTGATCAAAAACATTACAGTCATCCATAAACTCTTTGACTCTATCTAATTGAGATTCATCAGGATTTTCTACAACAGGTTCAAATTGGATACCTCTTCTAAATACTTCACCTGTTATATGTAAAATTGGAGCTCTTAATTCTTCAGCAGTATACGCTACAGTTTGTAAATCTTGAATTAATTGTTTTCTATATGCGAGTTGGTTTCTTACATAAGTGTTTACTATGTAATCGACACCAAATGTAGGTCCACTACCAGTATCTCCTGCAGCTTTATTCAACATTAAATCATTGAATATATCTATCTGAGAGCCTAATTGACCCATTGTTTTAGCCATTTCAGGAACTTCTGGAAGATAATCTCCTAATTTCATATATGCTATTCCTTGGTTACTTCAACACTATCTATAGCCACTATTTTAGCTATCGTGTTTATTGCATGTTGTTTTAATCCTGCTTTATCTTCATGTATTGTTGCAGGGGTATTTTCATTTTGTATTCGTAATCTATCGTTTTCTTCTTTTAATTCTACTACTTGATCAGCCAAAGCTTCATTCTCCATCATAGCCGCATTTTGTAATACTCCTAATCTAGTTGCTTCTCTAACTAAAGCTAGAAATCCCCCTTCTGATATAATAGTAACTGCCTCACTTGAGTCATCTACTTCATCTTCCGGGTTTAGTTTAGTCAAATCTTTGTGCCAAGTATCAAGAATCCTCCAAGTTCCAGCAGTGTCCTTTTGGGCAACATACTGTTCTTGTCTATCTCTTAACATATTTCCTATAGGCATATCTTTTCTCCTACTATTATTATACTATTTTTTTATAAAACTGAGAACTATGCTATATAACAAGCACTCCAACCACAAGATTTACATGTTCTACATCCTGATTCCATTGCAATTCTAGGTGAATCACAACATTCAGCAAAGAAATATTCATCACTAATTGGTGTTTCTATTTCATCAAAAAAATTAAGTTGTTCATTATTTTCAGTTTTATGTGCTGTAACTAACACTTCTTTATCCCTACTACCAGCTCTATATACAGTTATACCCTTACATCCAGACTTCCATGCATCAATATAAGCTGTATGCACATCTTCTATTGTAGCATCATTTGCAAAATTTATCGTCTTAGAAATACCTGAATCACAATATTCCTGAAAAGCTGCTTGCATTCCAACATGAGATTCAGGAGATATTTCAGGAGAAGTTTTATAAAGTTCTTTTATATCTTCTGGAATTTCACCTCTATCTTTTAATAAACCACCATTTGATAAATGTTCCATTAAATCTTCTGAATAAAAATTTAATTCTTTAGCATCTTGTTCAAAATATTTATTTACATAAAAAAGAGTTTCCCCTTCTAATATATTCATTTTTCTATATGCCAACGAAAATAAGGGTTCAATACCACTAGATGTATCTGCAAACATAGATATAGTTCCCGTTGGAGCAACAGTTAGTCTACATGCATTCCTATATTTTGCATCCTCAGAATAGTCACTTTCATGCCATGCAGGAAAAACACCTCTTTCTTCAGCTAATTCTTTAGAAGTTTCATCCGCATGAGTTCTAATAAATTTCATTACATCATTTCCAATTATTCTACCTTCTTTAGAATCATAGGGAACTCTAAGTTGTGTAAGCATATCAGCAAATCCCATGACACCTAAACCAATTTTTCTAGTTGATTTAGTCATTTTTTCTATATCAGAAGTTGCATAATAATTAGCATCAATTACGTTGTCTAAAAATCTTGTAGCTAATTTAATTGTGGTTTTAAGGTCTTCCCATTTAATATAAGGTTTTATTTGTTTAACATCTACAAAATTAGCTAAATTAATTGACCCTAAATTACATGATTCATTCGCTAACAATGGTTGTTCACCACATGGATTGGTCGCAATCATCTCTCCATATTGTGATTTAACATGATTATCTTTATTTATATTATCTAAAAATATTATTCCCGGTTCACCATTCCTCCATGCCCCATAAATTATTTTAGAAAATACTTCTCTAGCATTTAAATAACCAACGATTTTATTAGTATGTGGATTAATCAAGGGATATTCACTATCAGATTCTACTGCTTTCATAAAATTAGAACTTACACCAACTGATATATTAAAGTTATGTATATCTCCTTCTACTTTTTTACAATTAATAAACTCAAGAATGTCTGGATGATCAATAGACATAACTGCCATATTGGCTCCATCTCTTTTTCCGCCTTGAGTAATCATAGAAGAGACTCTTGATAAAGTTTGTAATACTTGAATTGGACCACAAGCTATACCATGTGTAGTTTTAATGTGGTCTCCTCTTGGTCGTAATTTAGATAATGCAAATCCTGTGCCCCCTCCAAATTTTTGAACCATAGCAATATCATGTGCAGTCTTCATTATATCTTCCATACTATCTTCTAAAGGTAGCACAAAACATGCAGACAAAGTTCCTTGTTCAGTTCCAGCGTTCATTAACGTAGGAGAATTAGGAACAAAATCAAGATTAGATAACATATCATAAAATTCTTTTTGTGTTAAATCCGTATCAGCATTAGATTTTCCATACTGTATTTCAGATAAAGCGATGGCTTCTGCAACTCTTTGAAATAAACCCCTTACAGTTTCTTCTGGTTCTCCTGACTCGTCCTTTAAATAATATCTTTTTGATGCTACTGTTTCTGCTTGTTGTGATAATGTGACCAAAATAAACCTCCTCTATGATCTTCGATAATTGCAGTATAAACATAAACCTCTAGCGGGCACCCATAATGAGGGACCACAAACATCTTCCGTGCACGAAGGATTGGGTGCTTGTAAATCTATGCTGTTATCATTATACACTTTTTTATCAAAATCAAGTAGCTTTTCTGGTTTATTTTTATCTAAATTTTGATATTTTAATGAAGGTTCTACATCTGATACGAAATCTTGTAAATCACCTATAGTTTGCATGTTATAAATACCTGTTTCATATGCAGCTTGTAATGCCATAGCAATAGAAAAGAAAGCATCCCCATGACCCATAGGGGTCTCAGGAGCTTTTAATTCATTATTTACAGAAAGAATTTGTTGTCTTTGTCTATGATCTCTTATTAAAAATAAATTACCTGAATGAATGTATTCTTCAAATATATGTGCCATATTATTTTTAGACCTTAAACTAAATGCTAAAGGATACCAAGCTCTAGCTAATCCTCTATCCTCTAACTCACCTCTTGTATTATCTATGTAACCTTTTGTAAGTCCGAAATTTTCAGCAGCTTCATTTAAATATACTATTTGATCTGAATAATCCCAACCATCTAACCATGATTGATGAATCTGTTCTATACGTTCACCTTTTCTTTTGAATACTACTAAATGAGATGGGTGTCTTTTTTTACCTACGTCAAACCCTGCAAAGATATCTTCATCATCTTCAAAATTATGTTTTAAAGTTGTAGGTAAAGATCTTAAATTATCATCCTCACACTTCTCAATATCTTCAGTACCGAAATATGCTTCTGTATTAAAATGAGGTTGTAACAAAAACTCTGATGCAAATGATTTAGGTTTAGCTTTTTGTTGTTCTAGTAACCATTGTTCACTATATAATTCTGGCATCAATACTCTTCTACCCGGTTCGGGATCAAGAGCAGGAAGTTTTCTAGATACGAATCTTTCATCTCTCTCTAGTACTGTCAGTAAATCTCCGGGCATCATAGGTGTTCCCACAACTACTACTGGTACATCTCGATTAGGTATGAATAGAGACTCTGTAAGAAAATGGTCTTCAATTTTAGCCATTTGTCCTATTGCTAAAGGACTTTCAGGGTCTTTCAATATGTCATCAGCAATTAATGCCCCATTAACGTGCATACCTCTTTTGAAAGAAAATAATCCCCCATGTAATATCTCTGCACTACCACCGTTTCCTGTGTCATATCTAAAAGTAAAATCAGCTTTAGGAGCTCTATTAGTCATCATTTCCTTTAATATAGGATTACGATTAACTTCTTTATTAATTTCAGATATATGATACTTAGCCATAGTATCACTATAAGACAAATATAAAATATTAGCATTACCTTGTACTTTTAAACTTCTCCAAATACTAAAGGCGTGCCCTAATATTGTAGATTTGAAATGTGCCCTAGGTAATATAGCGAGATAATTTAATTTATTTTCAATACATTCTTCAACTTCTTCACATAATTTTCCTACATGCCAAGCTTTAAAATACTCAGGGTGTTCAAACCCTTCTGACCAGATATCTCTAACAAATTCCCAGAAACTTCCTATAGCAAATTTATTACTCTTTTCTAATTTCTCTGCGAGTAATTCAAATGCCTTTTCATATGTAGTTAATTCATCACGCATTTTCTTTTGATGCCATTAAAACTTTTAATTTAGTAGCAATTTTTTTAATTAATTTTTCATCATCAATTTCATCCACCAAAATATTAACAACATCTTGTATAAATTGAATGTTAATTAAACCTTCTGCTACTTGTCTTTCTCCTTGTATTCCTATATCCAAAGCTTTAACTGCATCAAAAGCTCTTTCAAAATCTAATAATTGTAATTCTGATCCAGCTTTATTTCTAATACTTTTATAAAGTGATTGATGTTCATCTTGCATTTTTGCAAGTTTTGAAGATTCACTTTCTTGAACTTTTTCAATTGCTTTAGTTTGCACTTCTGCTCTTTTAATTTTCCAATCATCTTGTCTAACCCATGCATAAATAGTCTGCTCATTAACTACAGTTCTATGTTCGGCAGAAATTTGTTGAGCTATTTCTCTAGCAGAATAATCATCAGAAAGATATAATTTAAATGCTCGTTCTTTTATAACTTTTGGAAATTTCTTAGGCATTACGTGTACATAGCATTAGACCATCCTGTATCAGCGTTTCCTGATTCAATGCTTCCTCCGAATGGACTACCATCTGATTGTAATAATTTACTAAAGTCCATATTATGTTTATTTTTATTATCTGCAGCATTAAAACATTGTGGTACTTTATGTTTTACTCCACCAGATGTTTTTATTTCTTTAAATTTAATGCCTATTTCCGATTTTGTGCATACACCTTGAATCATAGCATCTTTAGTTCCTAGAGGTTTATAGTTAGGATTTTCTAATAAAGTAGCTATAGTTCGTTTCGCTCCTTTAGGTTGTACGTTATGTAAACATTTATAATAATTACACCAAACAACTTTACCATACTTCTCTTTAAATTCTTCGGCTGTCATACCTTCAGGTAATTTATCTTCTATTTTAATATCTTTAGCTTTTGGTTTGTCATAAAAAGCAAAAGTTGGTTTATCATTTGCTTTTTTATATCCTTTAGGAATTCCCATTATTATTCTCCTTTACTCCATACAGTGCGATACAAGCTGCATCTGCATAATCTTGTTCGGGGAATTTATCTCCCCACTTTTCTTGTGCATAACTCATTATATCATCTTTTGTAGATTTTCCATTACCAATTATATTTTTTTTCCAAGTTCCATTATCTACTATAGTAGTTGGAATTTCACTCATACACATTATTGTCCATACTGCTCCAACTACTTCCGATAAAGTACGCACTACATTTCTATTTTGTGCAAAAATAGGTTCTTCTATTACAGCGTAATCTACGGTTTCAAAATCAATTTCATCTATTACAATTCGTGCAAATTCATGAATTAAAGGAGGGAATCGTTTTTTAAAAGAATCTTTAGTATTACAAGTGGCTTTATATGATTCTATTAAGTCCCCATTTTCATCCAATATAACACAATGAATTGCTTTACTAGATGTATCTAGTCCTAAATATTTCATTCTTTATTATAAAGGGATGTTTTCTTTAAATATTTGACGAGCTGTTAATTTATCAAATATTTTATTCTCTAATTTTTCTCTATTCATAAGTGCTAATGTTAAACCAGCTCCCACTGCTAAAGAACCAGCAACTGGTAAGCTTTTAAGCACTGATTTTATTATCACTTTTCTCATAACTTCTCTGTCTCCATTTACTTATATATTGCATTATTTTTTCTTTTATCATAATATACTTCCTATAATAATCTTTATTCGTTTTCTAATACTTTCATGCCTAATGCTATTATACCCCCCGTACATCCTGTAGCTATTTCAATATGTCCGTAGTATACACCTAAGGCACTCATAACACCGAGTACTACAATGGCAAGAAATATCTGAGGTCTCAATTTTCCTAACATAAAAAATTCCTCCTAATATATTATACTAAAGTTTACTCAATTCCTTTAGTCCTAAGGGCTACAATTCTAGAAATAGTAACCCAACATTGAGTATATAGTTTCAATCTACCTTCTTCATACTTCTTTGCGGCTTCCATTTCAGTCTTACGTTTAAATAATTCTATCAAATTTTTATTAGAAGACATAATTAATCCTCTAGCTTCATCTCTAGTTGGTTTCTTACCTGATATTTCTTGCATAAGTTTTGCAAATGCTGCGTTATATTCTTCATCAAACTGAGCTTGCATTGCTCCTAGTTTCATTTCATGACTCGCTACTACTTGTTCTAGTATAGCTTTAGTCCCACCATATCTAGATAAGTATTCTTCTAATTCTTTATTAGTCGCCCCTATAACATCAGCAAAATCTAGACTATCTGCTGCATTTTGGTGAAATTCAACCCAAGGAACATTAGGTATAGAATCTCTTTCTTTCTTTGCAAACTCTATTGCATTTTCATAACCCCATCTTTTTTCCATTATTACCTCCTGTTTTTACATTTACAATACCACATACCTGTACATTGGTCAGGTTCTGTAGTCATCTCCATTATTTTTTCACATCTATTAAGAACATCTTCCCACACTTTTTTATCTCTGTCAACTTTAAATGCTTTTAAATTTTGGTCATTTTTATTTTCATATAAAACTACTCCATAATTACGATCAGTTATATTAAGATAAATCTGTAATTGAATTAAATGTTCATGTTTTGGAGTTTCTTTCAGTTCTTTAAAATCTTCATTTTTAATAGTTTTTAATTCTAATAAAGCTTCTTCATGTTTTTCGTGTGTAATAATAAAATCAATTCTACCTGAAATTGGAGGATCATCATATTTTACAGTAACTTCATCATCAATATAAAGATTAGCTTTTTCTAAATATTTTTTCATGCGACCTTCAAAAGTTCCACCATGATCAAATATTCTTTGTACTCTAGGTTGTATAATATCCCAATCTAATAATCCATTATATGCAAGATAAAGATACTTATCGCAAGGATTACCAAATACAGAAGGATAAAATTTACCTTTAGTTGGAGGACTGTTTTTCCTACCTAATACATTATCAATAGATTTTAACAACCATCTATCTTGATTTTTAGTTCTTTTACCACCCTTACTAGGGTTCTTTTTATTTATAGCTTTAATTCCTGCCATAATCTTTCCTTTATATCTTTATATGTTTTTTCTGTGATATGCCATATTTCATATCCCGCTTCTTTTAAATACTCATCTCTAACTGCATCTCTTTTAGCAAAGTGTCCAAATGGACCATCTGCTTCTATTATAACATTTATTTCTGTTACTATGAAGTCAGGTAAGTATTTACCTACAGGTGTTTGCCTAGCATATCTAAGCCCTGTTTCATCAAGTACTTTAGCTATCAGATTTTCCTGTAATGTATGACTTTTCCGTGTCATTCACTAACTCCTTATATACATCAGGATTCTCTTTAAACCAATCTACTACTTTAGCTATACCTTGAAATTTTCCATCTTTATAGTAATACCACGCACCACTCTGTTTAATTAAGTTTTCTTCTAATGCCATACGAATATATGTTTCTACTATATCTATACCACCCTTATGTTTAAATGGTACGATAGCTTCTTCAAATTTCTCTCCACCAAACTTATCTTTTAGTAGTCTAACATTAATTTCAAAACCTATCCTATCACTCATCTTTGCAGGTTTATTCGCACCTTGTTTTAATATCCAAGAACCTCTAGTAAAATGCATACAACAATGAGTGAAATATTTTTGACCTTCTCCACCCGGCATTGTATCCATAAGTTGTACATTACCCATAGTTCCTCTAGTCTGATTTACTGCTACTAAAGCTCCACCGTGTTTTAATTCAGGTATAAGTCTCATTAACATTTGATTCCATGTTCTAGATTGCCAACCTATAGGACTATACCCAATACCCTGTTCATTTGTAAAAATGTCAGAGGGAACTAAACCAGCAACACTGTCTATAACTACTATATCTGCTCCTGTTTGTAATGAATTTCTAATTGCTTTGAAAGCTTCTTCAGAAGTATCGGGGTTATATAATATCATCTCACTAGTATTTAATCCACAGTTCTCCATCCACTTACTATCCCAAGATTTTTCTAAGTCAACCCATACAGGTACACCACCATTTTGTTGAACTGATTTACATAACTGTGCTGCTATATAAGATTTACCTGATGAAAATCCACCGAATAAAAGAGTAAATCTTTTTCTAGGTATACCCCCATTAGTAATTTTATCTAGTTGAGGTATGTTAAAAGGTATTTTACCATACTCAAAACTAACGTCATCTCCTCTTGTAGCTTTAACTTTTTTATCGTTTAATAAACTTTCAAAAATTTCTTTTGATGTTGATTTCATATTAAATCTGAATCTTCCTCTATATCCCTACCAATGTTTCTTCTTTGTATTGCTTCAGCCCAAGCCATGCATACTGCTCCACATTGAATAAGCTCATTGTATAAATTATGTGCATTTTTTTCGTATACTTCTCTTGCCACCTCTCCCACTTCTTCTGTTAATATTACAGTCCAATAATCATCAGAATGTTTAGTTTGATCTCCAAATTCTTTTTCTTGTAATTCTCTTTCTGCTAAAAACTGTTCAGTAACTATAGCTCTAATATATTCAGTTTCCATCCTTTTTCTTACCCTTCTTTAGTAGAATATTTCTAATCTCATTATTAACTTTATCATGAACTACTTGGTAAGCTTTATCTATGGTTAACCCAGCTTCCTCTAATTGCTTATCCATTGCTAATTCAGTATCAAGATCATGAATTTCCATATCCATTCTTGCATATTGATTTCTATCTAGTGGACCTACTCTAAATGTAAATCCTAATTTAAGTCCTACTTTTGCCATTTTTGGTCTCCTTTATCATATGTTTTATTGGTATTTCATATTGTTTATAATTATTTTTATTTTCTCCACGGTGTGGATATGACTTCTTTTTATTATCCGTATGTTTTAAAAATTCTTTATATGGTATTGAAAGGTTAAAATCTTCGTTTGTATACACATCTATCAGAACTAGCATGTCTAAACTATTACCATAGTTAGCTACCGTTGCTTCTAAGTTTCTTATTAAATCTGTATCAAAAGTTGACGCTTCACCTTCTTCAAGCACATGAACCCATCTTAAAATATGCCTATCGTAGGAATTGAACTTTCTAATAAGTATATTTTCATCTGGAGAATATCTTCCTACAGTCTTACCAGAATTATCCCGCATTGGTCTACTCAGTTTCATTTATTAACTCCTTAGCTATTAGCATATCTATGTATTGTTTAGCTTTCTTTAAATCCTCAACACCACCTTTATCTTTCCATCTACATATATATTTTATTACATTTCCTTCTGCAAATAATAACTTATTTGCATGTATAAAATCCCAAGGTTCTATCTCTAAATGATAATGTGTTGGATCAGTAGAATTTCCTATAGCATCATTCGATATATCAGGATATCCTTTCATGTCTCTATATTCCTTCCATGTTAAATCTGGATAATTTTTCTTCTTATCTTCATATTCTCCTGATGTAAAATTATATTGAAGTTTAGGGTTTTTCCATCCTGCAGGCATACTATTCTTCCTCCATAGGTGTTAATAATTCTTTCATTTGAACAAATATTGGAGTTCTATCTCCTACCCATGCCCCCTCAGTATTGTACTCAAAATACTCCATAGCTTCTTGATAACACTCATCTCCCACTTCTTGCACTGTACTTAATCTTTCTTCAGCAGTCATTTTATCAAAATCATACTCTTTTTTCTTGGTATCATAAAAATCTCTTGCAATAATTTCTATTGCTTTTTCTCTATCATATACAGCATAAGGTCCATTAAATTGTTGATAACCTAATCCTATAAATGCCTCTTTTAAACCATCATAGTATATAGTTTCATCATCATTTTCTTCACACCAAAATATATTTTTATCTTTTTTATCCACTATTTTCCCTACTTTTTCTTAACTTATTTGTTTTCTTTTCTTTTCTTTTTACACTTTTAGGAATAAACTCTTGATTTTCCCTGTATATATTAAGAGTATCGTCTTTTTGTAATTGTTTTTTAAAACGTCTTAACAAATTTTCAAAAGATTCATTTTTCCTAGCTTTTATTTCCATATTAATCCCACTCTATATAATCTTCTAATTTAAATATAGTAATTTTTTTCTCTTCAAAATCTTTTTTAATTGCCCACGAAGGGTAACATACTTCCATATCAACCTCTAAAGGAATATTTAAACTGTTTTCTTTCATAAGTTCTTTTATTTTAGGAGCAACTTCATCTACTTCGTCTTTATGTACTTCACAAATAATCTCATCATGTACTTGTAGAAGTAAATTACTCTTCTTATCCTTTAGGTATTTTGCCACAGCAACCATACGTTCACTCATTATATCTGCACTAGTACCTTGAATAAGATAATTTACACCTTTATAACCAAATTCATTAGGTACTCTATATATTCTACCATATTTATTCCTAACCATTCCTTCTGTTTTAATAGTTCTAACTACGGAATTAAAGAATCTTCTAGAGCCTTTCATATTTTGTAAATATGTATTCTTATAATCAGCAGCTAAAATAGGAGTAGTATTTAATTGCAACGCTAATTTATCTTTACCAATACCATATATAACTCCAAAAGTAATTGATTTAGCTAATTGTCTATAAAATTTAAATTGAGTATCATCTTCAGTAATGTTAAAAGCTATCTTTGCTGCCTCTCCATGAAAGTCTACATTATCTTGTTTCATGAGTTCATTCATTTCTTCATTGTTTACATAGTGCATAAATACTCTAACTTCCATTTGAGAGTAGTCATATGCCACCATTTTATAATCATCTCTAGGTATAAAAAGATTTCTTATGGCTATTTGTCTAGTATCTTCAATATCAAATTTATCTCCACCTAAGAAACTCCAAGTATTTAATACTTCATCAGTTAATTCTGTATTAGCGTTACCACCCTTACTTGAAACTATAGCCGCTACTCTACCCTTTACTTCTTCTTTATCAGATTCAGATAAATCTCTATCTTCAACATATACAATATCTCTAGGTATATTCTGTAAGTTAGGTGAACTAGAAGACAATCTTCCTGTAACAGTGCCCCAATTATTAAAACTTGTATGAAGCACAGGTAATTCTAAATAAGGTTCTATGTAAGTAGAGCGTATTTTTTCTAGAGCTCTATATTGTCTTACCAATCCTGCTAAAGGGGAGTTAAGTCTTACTAAGGCTTCTTCATTCCACGCTTCTGCACCCTTTGCAGTTCTTAAAGGAGAATGAATACCCATATTATTAAAGGTTTCTCCTAATTGTTTAGTACTACTTATATTAAATTCATGTCCTACTAAGTCATATATACGATTTTTTAATACTTCTATTCTAGCAACGGTTTTTTCATATGCCCTATTAGCATATTTATTATCTATTACTACCCCTCTTTTCTCCATCATATATAAAGTTTTAGTTAAATCACACTGAAACTCAAATAATTCTAATTGCTTACTTATTTCTAATTTTCGTAATCTATCAGTGTAAACTTTATGAGTCCAATATACATCTTTTATACAATATGGACCAAGTACAGATGGTGGAGCTAAAGAAAAATCTTTAAACCATTTGTTTTTCTTCAAAACTTTTTTAGTCTCTAAATCATAAAGTCCAGCTTCTTCTCCGTAACTCCTTATTATAGTATCAGTTAAACTTAATCTATTTACTATAGTAGATTCAGTCATTCTAACCATCACTAATACATCAACAAGTTTCATCTTGTCTATATTAACACCTTCATTTTGCAAAAATTTAGAATCAAATTTAACATTGTACCCTATAATAGTATCGCATTTATCATTTATAAAAGATACTAATTGATTTAATTCAGTTTGAGTTAAATTAGGTTCTTCTGATTGATGTCTAAATGGAAAATAATATGCTTCTGCATCAGAATAATTCAATGGAACTAATCCGATTCCACATATTTGATTCATATTATAAGGATTAAATCCGTTAGTTTCTACATCTATAATCCATTCAGATGTATCAGGTAAAGAATTTAATGTATCTGTAAATGTGTCTGAGGTTACAATCATAGGTAAATTATGCAAACTCCCCGGAAGGACATTTAAATCCGGAGAGTCTGCTGTTATGGAGGTTGATGCTCTAGAATAAAGAGTCGTCATCATCGTTATCAATAGCTACAGCATCAGATGGTACTGCATCTGTTTCTGTTTCTAAAGTACCATATCTTTGACCTACATACTCTTTTATTGGAGTAAGATTTTTTACTTCTGCTTGTTTATCTTCAGGTAAATCTAAATCACCTGATGTAGAAGTAATTGTATAAGTAGTGTCTAGGCTTGTACCTCTTCTTCTCACTCTTATAACATTCTTATCCAACGAACCATCATCTTCGTATATATCTACGAATTGATTCCAATTACTATTTTGTGCTCCAAAAGATAGAGTTAATACTTTAAAATCATTAACTGTTTCTTTATAAAGCTTTGAACCAGACGGACTAGTTATTTGTTCCCAAGAGTCTACTCTTTGTTCTGTATGCAATATTTCAGTTACATACCCCCAAAGTGCGAACTTGTGTTTTGGAGCTTTCCTTCGACCATCCTCATGCACCATAGCTTCACTTGGAACAGAATCAACTGGTTCTCCATTTTCAACTAGTACACTTGTCCAACCTCTATCAGCTCCCTGTTGAAATTCATATACATAAAATTCTTCCATATGTATATCACCTTCTTCTCCTGTAGCCATAGATTTCATAAAAACTTGATCTCCATCTTTTAACCAAACTTCCTTACCATTAGCTGCGGCAGCTTGAGCAGACCTAGTTTCTCTACTTGTTATATTATTTTGTATCATACTGATTCCTGACATATATCCTCCGTTACCAATATTTTTTATTATTAATTATATTATTAATTATATCATAAGATTTGATATCTTGCACATCTTTATATTCTTTAGGTATATTAATATAAGAAACTTTGATTTTATTACCTAATAATTTCATAGCTCTTTGTTTACCTATTTGCCCCGCTTCATCATTATCTAAACATAGTATAATCTCTTTAGTAGGCAATGTCAATAATAAATCACGTTGTCTATTAGACATACTCATTCCAAGTAATGAAACAGATGGAAATCCTAATTGATCTAACCACATAGTATCCAAAGTACCTTCTGTTATACACACTGCATCACAAGGTTGTATGTATGATTGACCAAATAATACGTAAGACTTTTTAAGTCCTTTTGAATATAAATATTTAGGTATCATTTTTTCTTGTCTAGTAATCCAACCTACAGTTCTAGAATCTTTATCTTGAATTGGAATTACTAAACCATTAGAAGGAGTTATACTACAATTCCATTTACGCATAGTAGTTTTATTAAAACCCCTGTCAAATATCCATCTAGGTACACTACCAGATTTATATGGTATAGATACTTCAGGTAATGATAAATCTTCGATAGTGAATGATGGTATATTAAATATATTACTTTTAATTGTATTTTTATAATCAGTAATATATAAATTGACTTGTTGAAAATCCCACTCCATATATTGTTGTATGAAATTTTTTAAACTTCCCTGCCCACATCCAGCAAAACAAATCCATACACCTTTGTCTGTATTTATTGAACAAGATTCTGTTGTATCATTATGAAAAGGACATAATATAGATATTTCTTCATTACCTACAGGCACATCTATGCCTAAATTAAGTAGTGCTTGTGTCCAATCTATTGAATTAATCATATTATTTAAACTTCGGGAGATATACCCTGTAGAGATACCCATTTTCCTCCTTCCAAAATCCATCTGGAAAAGTTGTGCCACACTGAAAACAATAAGGATCGTTACGCACTAATCCTAATACTTCTTTTTTTAATAATGAATACATATCAATTATAGTTTTACCTACTCTTAATTTACCACCCTCAGAACATTTACCACATTTAGTATTAATTAAGCGTGTCATGATTCTCCTCTATTCTACCTTTATCTACATCCCAAATAAATTCAGTAGTTGAAGCTCCTAAATCTCCATCTCTATATTTTTGAAACATTATTTCTCTTAGTTGTGGCTCATCTTCAATCATACACATTGATATAGCTACATCTGAAGCTCTAATTAAAGCATCTCCAAAGGCTACTTGTCCTGCAGTTGGTTGATTATACATATTTGAGGCATCTCTTGTTGCTTGAGTAGAAGCTATAACTGTTGTATTTGTAGATAATGCCATAGTTTTTAACCCATAAAATAAAGAATGAGATTGTTCCCAAGCTGCTTTATTCCTATCAGCAGTAGAAACTAAATATACTCCATCAATAATAAGTACATCCGGACTATACTTCCGTACTAAATTCGTGATACTAGGTAAAGAGATACTATCTTCTCCACTAATATGATCGCATACTAGTAAATTTTTAAAATTAACTTCCGTTAGAAATTTTTTATACTCATTTTCATCTATAGCTCTACCATTTCGTAAAGCACTATGAGATAATTTATATCCTAATGATTGCCCAAGTAATACATCCATTCTCAAAGCAATAGCTGAAGAAGTCATTTCAGTAGATACAAGTAAAGTTTTATAACCACTTCTTATCGCATCTGAGGCAAGTTTACAACATAACCATGTTTTTCCTACTGTCGGTCTAGCATAAGCAGTAATTAAATCTCCAGCTTGCCATCCAACACCTGCTGCATTAATCATATGGAAAGGAGTCCGTATACCTATTAAACCATCCCCCATTTTTCTAATAGAACTTCTTCTTTGCCACTCTTCGTATCTATCTAAGCCACCATTATCATATTGATTAACATCTTCATCATGTAATATCTCTACATCATTTAGATCATCCATAATCATTCCTAATGCTTTTTTAGGATTATCATCTAACATTAATTGATTTGAATCAAAAGCATTAACAATATTCCTAAACATAACTTGTTTACCAAATTCATTTAATGCATAATTAAAATTAACGGATTGGGCTTCAGATTTAAGAGTGTCAAATTTCTCTAATAAAATTTCTGGTGTGGGGAAGTCTGAATATTCATCAATATATTGTTGAATAAATTTGTAGGTTTCTCCATGCTCTGCAAAATCTTTTGGGGAATAAGTAAAATTCTTGAAATTCCCCGAATCACACAAACTGAAAATAACTCCAGACTCGATAAAATTAAAATTTTCCAATACTACTTCTCTTCGTTTAACTTATTTCTAAGTGATTTTTTTACTTTGTATATTGAGTAGTTTACCACACTTTCTTCTCCATTGACTATCTTTTTATCAGAAATCTTTTTTAATTTCTCTTCAATGTCTTTCATAGTGTGGTTTTGTAGTTTATTTGTAAGGAATTGTTTTTCTCCCTGATCTAAGTCTAACGAATCTATCCAATCAATAAAATCTACTTCATCTAAATTGTTATCTAATTGTTTTACAAAGTCACTTAATTTATAAGAATTGTCATCACCTGAATCAGATTGCATGTCTAAACTATAACTTTGTAGTTTTTTACTTGCTTGAACCCATAAAGTTTTAAGCCTATTTGCCATAGCAGTATGTAAATAAGTATGAAAAATGGCATTTCTATTAGGGTTATATAATTTAGCAGCTTTTATAACAATTAAACGTAATTCTTGGGATAAGTCATCTCTATCATAACCCTGTATATAAATGTTCGATACCATCCTGTTTATCTTCGGTTCCCATTTTAAAATTAAATCGTTGTCTATTTTCACTATCGTCTTTCCTCTTATCCTGATAACATTGCTGTGAACAGTATACATTTTTTAATTTTAATTTGTATCCATGTTTTATACGTTTTCTAGTTCTATAAAAAGGAACTGAACACCAAGAACATTCAAGTCTTTTAAATTTCCACTTGAAGGAGCAGTTTCCTTTATGGATTCCACCACGATCAGTAGTTATTTCTGTGCATACTTTACAGTATACCACACGTTTAGGTTTAGGCGGGTTAGTTTGCAGATTATTTTTCAATAAAACTTCTCTAGCATATTGCCTAGTTATGCCAACTTGTTTGGCAATTTCAGCTGTTGACATAAAGGGATTTCTTTCCCGTAGTCTAACAACTTTATTCTTTGGCTTCATTTTCTAACTGTTCTACTTTCGCAGATAGTTCTTGAATTGCCTTAATCAATGGAGCTACAAATTCTTCATATCTTGCCCCATAACTATCTCCAAGTTTAGTAATCGCAGCAAATTCACTTAAATCATTTATACCATATTTTTTTAAAACCTCGACAACTTCTTGAGCAACAATACCTCTATGAACTGACCCCGTTTTTTTAGGATTCTGCCACTCAAAAGATACGGGTCTTAAGTCATTTATAAAATCTAAACCTAAATTGTTATCTTTAATATTTATTTTTTCTCTTGCATCTGATGTTGAAATTGTTGTTGTTCCTGCAATTAATTGCTTCCATCTAAAGGCAGTGGTTCCAGAACCTCCTGCTGCGGTACCTAAGTTATATGTATCGTCTTCAGTTGGTTGCCAATGATGTGCTACATCTCCTGATAACATTTTTCCACCTATTATCATTGGAGGAATAGGATCAGTGTCTTGATCATTTCCATCATAATCTGCACTATCATCTTGTTTTCTAGACATTCCTAACTGTATAGCCGGAAATATTTTAACTAAAGCCCCTTCTGTAGAATTAGTAGCGTGAGCATTTGATTTTGATGCCCAACATGTTGCAATTTTTAATCTTCTACTTGAATAAGGTCTAGTATGTAATGTAGCAGCTCTAGATCTACCTTCACTTTCATTTCTTTGTTCAAAATGCAATGAGGTATTAAATTGAAAAGCAGTTTTACTGGCACCGGGTTCAAAAAATAATACGTATTGCATATCAGATAATCCATCATTATCAGTATCAACAGTAGACATTGCTAATGAAGATGTATCTCCAGCAACTATACCATATTGGCGACCTCCGTAATACAAAATACCTTTAGTCCAACGTATTGCATAACCCGTTCTTTCATCATGAGCTGAAGTAATTCCCGGCATAATTGATCCTGTAAACAGAGGAGCAACCGCTACTCCCTGTTGAGTAAAAATTTCACTGAATTGTTTATAATCATCATCTGTATAATCATCTAAATTATTTCCTAATGGTCTAGGAGAAGCGATTACTTCTTGAGTAGCTGCTTGACTTAATCCTAAAGTCTCAAAATCTGTATATGATCTTTCACCTGATTCATAATATACTAAAGAAGTTACTACACACGTACCTCCTGTAGTAATAGCTATATTATGGAATCCTGATTCAACATTAATTACATGTCCTGCTCTTACAGGCACATGTAATCTAAAATAATCATCAGCAGATATTGTTCCTGAATTTAATTTAAAAGTCAGATCAACTCCAGTATTAGTATTAGATACTCTTGCTAAGTATCCATGAGTATCAACTGTTCCATTAGCTCCAGTTAATTTAGCTATACTATGCCCAGCTCGTAAACCTAACGATGAATATGTTGAAACTGAATGTCCTATATTTCCATGTTCTTGTAGCCCACCTCCTCTACTAGCATCAGTAAATTCAGTTATTGTATATGACGCATCAGTTGTAGTTCCTATTGTGTCTGCACCTAATGCTTGTTGATCAAAACAGGTGGTTGGATATTTACCATCTACTTGAAATCTACCTCTTATTTTAGAAGCTTGAGCTTGATTAAATTTAGCTGCTACAGCTTGTCTAATATCATTAAAATTATCAATAAATCCGACATCCATATTAACCATAATTTTTTCATTTGCAGCTGCTTGAGGGCGATAAGAATTTGGAGCTGCTGGATCAGTTACTGCTGTTAATTGAATATAATCAGTATTTGCATATTTATTTAAATATAATTTTTCCTCCGCTGCTACATCAGAGTTAGCTCTTCGTGTACTTGTACCTGATAATAATGCAAATCCCTCCGTATCGGATTCATCACCAGCTTCTGTTGCTCCACTTTGATTACTTATAAATTGTAAATATCCTATTATATTATCAGATGCATCTACTACTCTACTTTCCCACTCAGTAACTGACCCAGTAACTCTTAATAAAGGGTCATCAACTCCAAACATATCTGGAGAGCGGGCTGTACTTCCTGCATCAACAGAATTGACAGTATGTTTTGGAGCTACAAATTCTTTACCTCCCACTGCACCTGAAGTATATGCTGAATCTAATCTATTATTAGTATTTTTAATTTTATCATAATGAAATATTTCAAACTCAATTTCTTGTAAATCTCCTGAATGAGGACTTCTATAACGTACATTTATTGTATTTATTCTGTCTACATCTATAGCATCAAAAGAAGCTCCGGGTTTCATTAATCTAGTATCACTATTTTGAGTAACTCCACCAGATTTATCATAATCAATATTCATAGTAGAAGTATTAGGTGAAGTATGTGCAGACGGAGCTGGCATATAACTAGATTTAAAATAATTAAATACTGGAACAGATTTATGTCCTGTAGAAAAACTCGTATTATTTGGATCTAAATAATAATTATATCCAAATTTAGTAGCACTTACATGACTATCTGACATCGCTAATCGAGTTAGACCTCGTAATACACTAGTATTACTTGTACCTAAATTAACGCTAGTATTAATATTATTACTTTCTTTAGTAGCTGCGGAAGTTTCAAATCTTGCTGAACTACCTGATACAGTTTCTGCAGTTGTAATATTCTCACCTACTCCTAATGTACTTGCTGATCCACCTTTTTGAAATCTTTGAATATAAGCTTTAATTACATCTGAAACTAGATATGCACTACCTACTGATTGATTTAATCCTCCATCAGCTATAGATACAACACCCCCTGATGAATTATTTATTTTTACATCAGCATCAGCCCCACCTATTTTACTTCTACCAAACTCATATAAATTATCATAAGCTACAACATCTAAAGTATTTCCTTCGTCTAATGCATGTTGTCTAGTAATACGATTTATATTACCTCTAAATAATACAGAAAAATTTTCTCCTTCAACTACTTTTAAAGGAGTTCTTTCTTTTATTAACCCCTCTAAAGTTCCTTTTCCAAATCTATTTGTTTGAGGAGGATGACTTAAAGTTAATTCAAGCATGGCTGGTTCATATATTGATTCAGTAATAGTTAAATGTTGAATTAAAGGTGACCCAGTAGCTAAATCTTTTAATTCAGACCACGCATAAATAGCAGCCTCTGTTAAATGTGCTGCTGCAGCACCCCCTATACTACCTATTTTAGCATGAGTATGCTCACCTCTTGTTACAGTTATTCCAGTATCTGTTCTATTATCACAATCTGTAACTTTCATAATTTCTGAATCTATAAGAACTTCCATTCCTTCTTCTATTCTATGTCCAATAGAATTAGCTTCACCATTAAATCTAGTGTTTCTAACTGTTATACCTGTTCTAGAATTAGATATACCAGTGTTAGGTCCAGCACCCCCATCATCTGACGTGTCATTAAGTTCACCCACTTGTACCCAAGCGTATACTTTTGAAGCTTTTTGTTCAAAGGTGGTAAGGGTCATTTTTTAACTCCTTTTCTTGGTTAATAATACCAAAGTAAAACTAAATCTATCTTCAGTAGCCGGAGCTAAATCAAATCTTGCTTGTGAAATAGCTGCATCATAAGTTGCTACAGCACTAGATGAGCCATCAGAAAGCATTATCTGTATTGTTTGACTACTAGAATCATAAAATTTGGTGGTTACAAAATCTTCTAATAAAGCTTTACTAGGAACTGTGTAAGTTGTGCTACTTCCTTTATTTGGACCAGATACATTTTCCCCACTTCCGGGAGCTGTTGTATCTACAAGTCCACTAATAGTTATAGTTGGTCTTAAATGTCCAAAATCTAAAACAATAGGATCACTACCATTTGGAAGAGGTGTTTGAATAGGTGTTTTTACATAGTTAATAGAAAAAGAATCTGCTTTTAATGCATATCTTATTGATCCACCGTCATATAAACATACTTGTAATGCCATTATTTATCCCCTACTGAAAGAACTTTTATTTAATCTATCATAATCTTGCACTGGCATATTACTTGATGCTATAAATGATTGAGTACTAGATACTGGATATGTAGTATTTGTAGTTTGATCATAAGCTTGTGCTAAATCTGCAGCTCTTGATGGAGCAGATGGACCTCCTCCTCCTGAAAATAAACCTCCAGCAGCTCTGATTCCCCCACTTTGTCCAAATATCATTGGTGATATAAATTTTTGATATCCTATTCCTGCTAATGCTCCAGTTATTAAAGAACCTAGTGGACCTCCTATAGATCCAAGTGCAGCTCCAAGAGCAGTAAAAACAGCAGTTATAGCTAAATCTGCTAACGCTTTTACTCCAGCTTCAAATCCAGACGTTTGAAAAATACCTGCTATATTAATACCTGATATAACTAGAGAAAACCATGATACTCCTCTAATGAATTTATTTATTGTATTTAAAGTACCTCCCATTAATCCTGTTACAGTATTAGCTATAACTGACTTAGCTCCTGTTTGTAAAGCCATAAATATTCCACTACCTAAAACTGCTGCTCCTAAACCAGTAACTATATCAGAAAGTCTTAATCTTCCATCAGCTGATACACCATCTTTATCAAATAAACTCAAAACAGGTTTAAATCCTTGAGCAACTGCTCCATAAACATTTGCAATACCACTACCTATACCTCTAATAATTTCAAATATTCTAGGTACAAAACCTTGAATAAATTTAGTATAGGCTGGAAATCCTGTTGCTAACCATTCTAATCCTGCAGCGAATATAGGCATAAAATGAGAAAGTGTAATATCAATAAAGCCACCTAATAAAGAAAATACTGCTCCAATAGTTCCTGTAAATATTTGAGAGTTTTTAAGTAATGCAGCTATACTTAATTGAATACCTACTAATTGAGATAAGGATCTTTGTCTAGTCTGTTGTTCTACTCGTCTTTGATCTTGATCTGATCTAGAACCCATCATCATTCCTTGAGCCCCACCAGTTCCTTGTAAAGCTGCGGTTGTATTGGCATCCGCCATCAAATTAAATCGTATTTCATATTGTTCTGCCATAGTTAAAACCTATTAGGAAATTGTGGATGAGAAGCAGCTGCTTGTTGATGTTTAGCATTTCTTTCCATCTGTTCATTTTTTAATTCTTGAAAAGACGCATTAGTTGCTAACAACATTACTATTTCAGTCGTATTTAAATTTTGTATTTCTGTATAAGTCAAGCCTATCTCCAATAGTGTCAACGTAGTTGTAAAATGGGCAAACAAGATCGACTCCTTTGTTGACACACTAACTCCTCGTAAGAATCGATCTATCCTTTTTTTATTACATCAACCTCTTGAAAACTCGCATCAAACGCTGAGGGAACTAATTTTTCTAAAGCAGCTCCTAAATCAGTGTTTATCGATTTTAAAAAAGCGTCTGTAGTTTTTCCCCAAGGAGCTTCAACAATAATTGTTTTTAATACTTCCTTGATATAACTACCACTATCAAAAGAAGAATTTCCTTGTGTATCAAATTTCATACAATTAGCAATTAATTCATTTTTTACTTGCCATGATATGGGTTTGATCACTACATCAAACTCATCATCATTTACTTTAACTGTATAAGTTTGATTTCCTTCTTTTATTTTATACTTTTCTACATCAAATTGCTTCACTTCACTTGTCATGTATATCCTCCTTATGTATATACAAATTCTGTATCTTGTACTAAAATTTTTAAATTTCTAAAACTAAATTCAGCACCTATTTGCAGTATAGGTTCCCCACCAATTGGATGTGGAGCAGTTGTTAAGAATGCACCATTTCCATTTTCACTATTAGAATCTGGTAATCCTACATCAGCACCAGTTGTTTCGTCCCCTGAAGCGTAATCTGCTGGTATTAATATTTGAATACTATCATTAGTACCTCTAGTGAAAGTAAGTTCAATATTAAATCCTTCCATCCCACTTCCATAGTTACCTTCTAAAAGTAACTGTTTAAAAAATTCTGTCGCAGTATTTCTACCTACTGCACTTGCAGAAGCAGCTGAATCTGGTAAAGCCAAAGTACAACTTAAACCATAAGTTCTTCTACCTTCTCTAATTTCAGAAGGTCCTCTGTGTCTACCATATCTAGGTGATATGTAATATCTAGCTTCTTCACCATTTGCAATACTAAGGTTGAAATTTCTAACTCTAGCAAATTCTTGTCCCATAAATTTAATTGAACCTTGAGAGAAATAATATGGCTCAGTAGTTGGAAAAGATATATCCCCACTAGCAATATCAGCCATAGCTGTATATCTAGGCATACCTGCTGACATTGAATCACCACTAAAAAGTGTAGTTAATGCAGCTTCAGACCCCGGATTTACGTTAGGTTGTGAAATTTCCTGTTGATTATGAACCATATCTTGGAATGTAACTGTATCCCAACTACACATTAACATACCACCCTCATCACCAGATATTGTTGTTGATCCTACAAATCCTCCAACAAATCTTCTATCAAAATCATTAGCAGGAGTTTCTCCACTATCTCTCATATGTAAGTGCCAACTCATTGTATCTAACAATACTTGCTCTGTAATATGATGTTTTACTGTTGCACCAGAACTTACTTCTCTAGCGGCTGAAGCAGTAGCGTGATCAAATCTAAAAGGTTTTTCTAGTCTTGCAACATTTGTACTAGGAAATGCTGCTATCTTTTGTATCTCTTGACTTGTATCACTAACTGATGTAGTTACTTGTGGAGTAGCCATATTAGAAAAACATATATAATCACCCGCACTATATCCATGTCCTGCATCTAATGTTACATAAATATCTCCTTTACTAACAGCACCATTTATATCTGTTGATGCACTTTCCACTGCAGATGGTACATCAAATACACTACCAATGGACCATCTAAAAGGTTTACCATTTAAAGGTATAAATCCCGGTAAAGATCCCGAAAATGATTGAGCTCCAACATACATTTTAGTCCAATCTCTTTTTGCACTAGTCCCTAAGAAATATCTAGGTTCATAAGAAGGTGTCATATCAGGCACTGTAACTGATTCATATACTCCCGGTACTTCAGTTATAATTTTATATTGTTGAGTAGTAACCTCAGCAGTTACTTCACATATAGTAGTAGCATCCGCATGATTAAACGCTAAAGGTCTATCAAAATATAAAGTATTATCATTAGCTGTTAAATCAGTACCATGTACAATTCTTCTTATTTCATATGGAGCAACTGTAGAACTACTCGCATCACTTGTTGAAGTGCCCGGACCTATTCTAACCATATCTCCAACTACAAATGGACCATTAGTTATGCCATTATACTCAACTTGTTGAGTTCCTGCAGTCACTGCACCTTTTATGTCGCAATGAGTTGAACTTATAGTTCCATTATTAAGCTCAGGATCTCCTCCCGGAGCTGCCTCCATTGCATATGTTAATTGCGATTGATCGCTACGAAATACTGCCATTATATTTCCTCCTACATTATTATACTAAAAAACCTTACGTTTCTAAAGTAACTGCATTGTTAACTAATTGTACAGATATTGTCCCTGCCCATACATTAGCCTGTGCATTTGTTAGTTCATTAAAGTCCATAAATTGTATACGTTGAAAATTAGTCAAACTATGTATTCTAGCATGACACACTCTTCGTATTTCTCTCATTACATCGTAAAGACGTTGCCTACTAGAGTTAGTGTATAATTCTAACGTAATATTATAAAGTCTATTACCAAACTTTCTATTTCCTATTGGAATTTCTTGTAAAGCTGGTCCAGATGGTCTAGCTATAATTTGATCATTTACATTCAAATTATATCTCATAGGTTCACTAGTTCCAGTAACTTCTATAAAGCCGGGTTTTTTAGAAGTTCCACTAACATTACTATATGTCCATTGACCTTCTAAATCGGTTATAAATTCATTGACAGGCATTGGCTCAGTAGGCATTAAAAAATCTCCACACCTTTCAGTGATTCTATTCCTTCTACAATTTCAGTGGTAAACAATTGAATTTTCTGTTGTAAAGGTACTCTATCCATACCACTTACAGTAAGATTACCAAAATCAGAATTTTTAAGTATTTCTATTGCAGCCATTTTTTTAGTTAATTCTGTAACAAAACCACCTTCACGTACATCTGTTGCTAAATTTCTACCGTATAAATATTTTATTCTTACAGGCATTATAAATTCACCGCCACCAAATCTAAATGTTGGTGTATTGAATCCTCTAAATCTTGCGGGTAAAAAGAAATATCTAGAAAAGTGTATCATTCCAGTATCTCTTGTTAGAAAATAATCTTTGTCCCTACCTTGAGATCTAGAATCAAATTCACTACCATCCCACACAGCTAAATCTAAAATTTTATATACATCACGTCTATCAGGTTTAAATCCGAAAATATTAAAATCATGTTTTTCATCAGCCACATAATTCATTCTCCAAGATTTACGAGTCTGATAATCTAATTGAGATTGAGCTCCTGCTATATAAGCTTCTACTGTAATTTTTGTTGGAATAGTTGCAGTTGTAAAATCTGTTGTGTTTGTGACATTTGCAAGTTGTAATAATTCAAATACTTCTTGTGTAGTGCAATATGCTTCTACAGGTCTTTTTCTAATATTTTTAACAGTTGCAGCGGTAGTTATACCATTCGGGGCACTTATTCTTATCCAATATGCAGACTGCCCTTCATCAACAGTTGTTTTAGCCCAATCGCTTATCACCCTCATTGGGAATATTTCTACGCCATCTCCTGCAAATCCATAAGCTTCTCCAGTATATGTACCATCATCAGCTTGATCCATATTAAATTCTTGAGTATCAGGAATAAATTCTGCAAAACTAGACCCGTTATAATACTCATATTTTAAAGGTGCTGTAAAACTACCGACTGTATCTATGTCAAATATTGCCATATCAAACTTGTCGTCATCTCCTAAATATAAAAAATCATCAGTACCTTCTAGCACTGAAAATGATGTACCAGTAATAGACCTTGCTTCTAAATCTCTATTAGTGAAAACACCTCCACCTGTATCAATTCTAATATAATCAAATTGTTCATTCGCCGTTGTTGGCATTTTTTAAGCCTCCGATTTTTCCTCCGGGGTTTCATCTTTAGGCTTTTCTTCTTCTACTTCAGGTTTTTCCATATTAAGCTTGCCTCTTAAATAAGCAGCTACTCCATTTAACTGTTGTAATCTTGCTACTAATGAAGCTCTTTGATTATTTACAGCAGTTAATTGGGTTGATATATTAGAAATTTCAGCTTCTAATATATCTAAATCCTGTTTAAACTCTTCTTGTGTCATGAATTTCTCCTAGCACTTATGCCTCTTTTTATAGAGACTCTTCTTTTTCTTTTTTTCGGTGGTGGTCCCCATATAGGTCGTGGACCTTTTAGAAATGGTAGACAGTTGGATACATATAATATATGTCCTTCATCTTTTTTAGCTTGCCATACTTCTTTGCATTCTTCCGAAGCATCTCTGTATGCATGTACCATTCCATTTATTCCACTCACCCATATAATATCATCACCAGTTAAAACATTAGTATTTAATATAAAAGGTTTTTGCCTTCGTAATAAACTTCTAATTTTCTTTTCAACTGTTTTAGTTCTTAAATAATGAGTTTTATAAGTCAAGACTGGGTAATCCACATAATCTTCTTCTTTCCACCAAACTTCTTCATCCCAATAATGTCTATGTATTTTAGTATCTATAGGCATTTATACCTCCTGAAACTATTATACACCAATAAAACATTTTTTCAACTCTTACTTATATTATACTAATTTTTAACGTTTTTTGGAACATTATTTTTACTCTTCTCTAAATATTTTTTTTCATATATCCTATCAGCAGTTTTTAATGGACCAAGCACATTAAGCTGTTCTCCTACTGCCGTTTCTTCTTTTATAAATTTTTTACGTTGCAAAAGTTGTTCTCTTAAAGAATGTGGCTGATGCGTGTCAACATTTTTAGTATCAAAAGAGCCAT